TGATCAGCTATGTAGCACTAAAATACACTGACATAAACTTCACATATACTGTATTAAATGACGTTAAATCGTCTACCACTTCATACGGGGTGTAACGACACGTCATACGGCTACTAACGACACGGTAGGAAAGTTTTTTTATTTTATATGAAGAATAGTAGCTGTGTGCGTAAACCGCAAGCTGCTACGCAGCGTGTAGGAAGTTGTGCTTTACCGCAAGCGGCTTTTTGGCGGCGCAGACCTTGCAGGCTTTCGGGCATAAGTACAGGATGAGAAGTTCGATCAGTTTTTGTATAATATTAGGTGCCTGTGGAACTGTGACTGATCCAGTTCGTACTGCACAGCCTTACATAGGATTATCGGAAAGACACAATAGATCAGAAATACGAGAATTTGTTGGGGTGGATCCTGTGCGTACGGAATGGTGTGCAGCATTTGTCAATGCTGTGTTAGAAGTAGAAGGTATACCAGGATCCAGTACTGTAAGTGAACATTCATTGATGGCACGTAGTTTTCTTCGTTGGGGAGAATCAGTGGATCCTGAGGATATACAGCGTGGAGATGTTGTGATATTTCCAAGAGGCAATCTTGGTTGGCAAGGTCATGTAGGATTCTATGTAGAAACACAAGACGGAAGATGGGTTATATTAGGTGGTAATCAATACAACGAAGTGCGATATGATTTATTCAAACCCAGTCGTGCTATTGCTGTGAGAAGATACGTTGCACCAAATTCCAACACGACTCGGGCCACAGTAGATCACTGACTTCATCAGGCCAACCACCAAAGCCTTGTTTAGGCTGAGGATTACCAAAACGTTGGGTAAACATTTCGGTTAGTTCTGGTTTTCCAATTTGCTCTCTATACACAGTATTGTTTGCAATTTCAACATCTAAAAAAGGATTTCTACTTTCAACAGTGTGACAACCTAGAGCTAGATTAGCACCAACACAACTAACAGGCACAAACACTGCTTGATCCAACAGCTTGTTTGCTACTGTGGGTGTGTGCGTATTGTACAGTGTGTTCCTTAGTGCATTGTGTTCTGGATTTGTACTGTAAGGTGTGGTTCCTGTAGGATAATCAGGATATCCACCAAATATCTCATCTGCACCTTCTCCGGTATACAGCACACATTCTGGACAGTGTGCTCCTATAATATAATAACCGACCCAACTCCAGCTGTATGGTACGGTGTATGTGTCTTGTATTAATGCAATTAGGTTTTCACGCCATTCTGTACGATCTATGTTTAACACACATACATCTATGTCTAATTCGTGTACAGTGTTGCTTACCCAATCTTTGCCCACATGATTCACAGCATAATTGAATCTTGTGCCGAATACATCAGCTATCATAGTGCTGTCCAATCCGCCGCTGGCTATACTTGCAGTGGGCAAGGGTGTATCGGTGTATGTTGGTTTTATTGATTGTAATACAGTTTGCAGATCTTGTTCAGTTGTGTGCCACATTCTATCTACACGTATAACACGCAGCGTATCACCTTCTGTGTTGTATTCTGTTACTGTGCCAGGGGGTACACTACGTATACCTTGCCAACAGGTTTGTGCGCTGGTGTAGTGTTTAGCAGTGAGCCATCTGTTGAGTGTATTGGGTTCTAGTTGCGCTTGTACGGTGTGTACAATGCTGGGAAGTGTGTTGCACACTGTTATACCGTCTTGGGTGTTAATGAATAACGGTATTTGTCCTAGTGGGTCTCTGCCTATTTTTATACGTCCTGTGCTTTTGCTATACAGTGCAAATGCCCATTGTCCGTTGAGTTGACTGTAGGTATCACATACTGCACAAGCAAACACGTACTGTGTATCGTTTGCATACATATCAGGTGTGTTGTATATTTCTCCTGTGTATGAGAATATGAATTCGTCTGTTTCGTAATAGGAGAAATCTATACTACCGGTGTAACAAGGTAGTTGGCTTTGTACGGCTGTATAACTGCCGTGAAAAAACTCGCGAGTTTCCCAACCGCGAGCTGTTACATCTTTAAAATCTTTGGGTATGTTAACGTGTGTGCTAACAAAGAATCCGCACATTTAATCTCCGTATAATTGTTTACGCCATTGTGAGAATGTCCACAGTTTTGCGTCTCCACAGTTTATATAGTCTGAATTGTTGCTGTGACGTACTACTCCTGATCCTGAAACGATATCGCCGTCTCTGTATTGAAAAGGACGTTGTACTGTAACGTCTACGTATTCACCATAGTTGGTACCCAGTGTAAGGAATGTAACGTAGCGTCCGTTCTTGCCACGGAATGTCCTACCGTTGGCTATAACACCTGCAAAGTTTACTCTTTCAAGATACTTCTGTTGGACGCCAAGACCTTCGGGGAATCCTCTGTGCCACCATCCTGGTTCTGTGAGGATGTCTCGTCTGTGTGCTTCTGTTTGGTACACCCAGCTTCTGTAGCTTCCTTGGCAGTGTTTGAGGTTGGCTCTCCAGAATGCTTCTGGGTTGTGTGCTTTTTGGTATGCGAGTGCCCAGATAAGTCTTCCAAGATTAACAGCGTGTGCCCTGCATAAACCGAAACCGGATAGTTCCTGTAGTGCAGCCATGGCTTCGTTTCGTCGAGGATTGTTCCCCATTCTTTCCACAAACTCGAGAATCTTTTCGTCATGCTTTTTAGCAAACGCTCTACGGTAACTGTCTGCTTCATATGCATCTACTCCTATAATGCTACTTATAATTTCTATAGCATCGTCTTCAAACACAATGCTGTCTTGCAATGTTTCTTGGCTCCAGTCCTGGAACACTGCTGCTTTTTGTCTACCCGACATAGCAACAGGACGTACCATTGCTGTAGCAAACACACAGTCGTACACAGACGTGGGTTGTATTGCACGGAACAGTCTACGCATAGCAGGGCTTTCCCCTTGTGTAACGCCCAGTACATCGCCTCTGCATAATAGTTTAGCAGCCTTGTCGTCTGTCTCTGGATAGTCTGCTAATGCTGTATGCGGATCTATTTCCAGTAGTTGTGATAAGCCTCTGTTGGCTAGGATATCGACTTTGAGGTGTTCTAAGTCCTCAACTTCGTGTTTGTCTAATAGTATTTGATTATCTTCTGAGATCAGTGATTTAGGTAGTTTTCTAGTGAACATTACGATGCCTCCACAGTGTTTTGATATTGCTCTTTTTTTGCCTAATAGTTTGCGTTCTATACGTTTGGCTTCAGTAGGGTCTACACCCACTGATTCATATGTAAAGCCTCTGGGAAGTCTACCTGTGGCGCCCAAGCGTTTGGCCGCTTCGCGTCTGGCACTCTTTGGTTTGTACGTGACATAGTTGCTTAACCTTGCCGTCATGCCGGGCCACTTTTTGAATATGCGATTCATAACTTCACCTTGTCGCCAATGTTCAAAGTCGATATCAACATCCGGTAGGTCATCACGGAGTGGGTTCATAAACCTCGCCACAGGTATCTTCCACTTGATGGGATCCACGTCTGTAATCCCAAGCAAGTAACAGATAAGGCTGCTACCCGCCGAACCACGTGTCATATGCGTAATGTCGGTGGTGAGGTCTATAATGTCACATATTTGTAGGAAGTATTCAGTGAAGCGTAGGTTAAGTATTAACTCAAACTCTTCAACTAGTCTCTCTTGATATTCTGTACCTGGTGGTACTGGCCTTTTAAATCTGTCGTAAAGCCTTTGTATGTTTTCTAAATCTGTTTTCATGTTAGCCTCTGTAGTCTAAATATTTTGCCTAGCGTTTTTAAACGCAAGTTATTTAGTTTCGAGAGGAGCCACGAATTTAAATTTTGAGGTGTCAATAGGAGAAAAATTTTCTATCCAGTCCACTAACTGATCATACATTATTCTATGATTTTCTTCATGTAGATGATTTGCTCGTGGATCAATATTCAAACCTATGATTTGATGTCCACAATCTTGTACACTTACATCAACAAGTGATTGATTTGGTACAAACATATTATCAGCAACATCTAAAAAATTCTCTGTTGTAGGTGTTATGGTAGGAACAGGCCAATACAATACTTGTTTAAAATACTGTGACATATGTTTTAATGTAGCAAAGTATTGTAAGTCGCAGCGTTCTTTGTAGTCAACATCTAAGTACCAATCTATTAATTGTTTTGCAAACAATGTAGCTTTGTTTTTTATCTTGCCTTCGGCTAACGCATATATTTCTGCACTTTGCATAGGATCTTTGTAGCATTTTAAATTTAACCGAAACGGATCAGCACTAAAAAAGATTAAAGTAATATCTTTTGTTTTGTCTTTAGGTGTAGTTAAAAATTTACGTCTCAAATAATCTAAACTATAATCAGGTCCTGTTCCTATCTTTGCTAAATTTAAAACAGAATATTTGTTGGTGATTTCGTCAACCCAATTAAATCCTTGTTTTTCTACGGGCCAATAACTGTCTGCAAAACTGTCACCGAAAATCCAAAGTTCATCCATTACCTAAGTTACCCAAGAACTGTCTTAATGCTGTACTGTCTGCTTCTGCTTTGATCTTTCCCACAGTATCGCCTTCGCTTGGGTCTTCTTTCTCAACTGGTGCTGTGTTGCCACGTTTGATTTGATCAAACACTGTGCTCTTACGCTTCTGGAACTCTTGATATTCTTCATCCTCACCCAAGTCACGTATGCGCAAACTGTCTACGTCAAACTCTAAATCAATTTTTTGTCCTACACCCGAACTGCTTCTAGTCTTCATAAGTTGTATTTGATAGCGTCCACGCTCACGCATTGCTCTACTTGTAAAGATACCAATCAAGTTATCTGCTGTGTTAATCTTAGATATACCACCGGATATGTGGCTGTGGTCAAACTCAATCTCTTCTACCGAACTTCTATTCAACTGCGATGCTGTAACAAACACAGTGTTCAGTTCCATAGCCAAGTTACGTAGTTCTTCTG